AGAGAAGAACCTTGTACGGGGTCTCGAAATGAAAAACGCTCCAAAAGCTGTTCAATGGTCTGAACTTTTGTCTTTCCAGTAGCAAACTTCACAGGTGTTCCCTGTCCTACTTTAAAAACTGTCTTACCAACTTCGTCCCTAATATAAGATTGAGCTACCATTTTTGGTTTTTCTCGTTTGTTTGTGTTTTTTTTTTTTAACACGGTACTGTTTCCCAACACCGGTGTTGTATATGGTCCAACAACATTACAAATCGACGAAAATTCAAAATCATCACCTGCGTACTCCCACACAATAACTTGTGCGTGAGGTGTCGTGGAACCAGCAAATGGAGAAGTGTTTATAACTTGCAGGACAATAGTTGGTGCAAAATCAGGCACACTACTAGGCACACCTGGATCTGTTATTGTTGGTGACCAAGGAGTGAGACGACAATAAGGTACTTCTATATCAAAAGAAGTTGTCCCTCTTACCGTTATCACATCTAACGGAACCTCTGCAATTCCTGCTTGAGTAGCAAAGTCCAGTTTCAAAGTTGTTCTAAAAGAATACAATGGGGACGTCACTATCCTTACATGGTACCTAAAAGAACCTCTCCACATTCTAAAGAACTGTGAATAGAATCCAATTCGTGTTCCCATGGTTGCGGAATATCTCGTATCTGCTTTCCAGGTTATAGGTATCGTACTAACGCTTACATCAACGTCATTAAAAAGAACCAAACTCGGTTTTTTAAGGATGCCTAATAATGAATGACTTTGATCATCATCTCCATATTTACCATCAACTTTAACGTTTGATTCACCCAAGTCCACGCTCGTAAATGGATGAGAAAGATCAGAATAAGGAGTCTGCTTTAATGGCAGCACCTCATCTTTCTTTTCCTGGGAAAAAAAACTAAACGTTTCACTTAACTCATTAAGAGCTCCATTTACACTCTTCCCAATATTCGCTGTCATATCCAATCCAGTCGAAATTTGAGACACCATACCTATTCCTGTGGCAAGAAGTGCTGACGCTGTCGCAGCCCTCTGATAAGATTGAGCCACCATTGTACTGGTGTTTTCAACAATATTAAGACAACACACAGGATCAACAAAACGCGCAGACAACACCATACTTACTGTCGTTGATATACCTGCATCTAATGACCTGATTGACATCGGTAGGTAGAAAAACAAGTGTATCACCTTATTAATCCATGTTGTCACATGATTCAAGTCAAGAAAATTTTCCATCAAAATCATTGGAATTCTCAACACTAATTCTTGTTGATTCGACACATCTATAGCTGCTACATCGTGACTTAAAACTGTTGAGTCCGAAAAACCCAAAGAAGGGTCCGTAATGTCAACCCACGGTGCAGATGTTACAAATATAGTCCCATATTGCTGAGGAACTGATGATATTTGTATTTTAACTTCTATTTCTGATCGGAAAAATCTAAATGTAGACAGTGCTGCCTTTATAGCCGGTACTGCCATCAATTGAGCAACCACATTCTGTTGGAAAGATCCACTACCTCCTAACGAAATAGTATCGAGAACTCGCCATCGCTCCAAAATTGCCCTGGGTGTTTGGTCAGGATACGGACAATCAATTTTCGGAGTTTGGTCTCCCTGGACGCCACGAGACGCCATTTCTTCATTTGTAAGAAAGGAAACTAGTGCTTTCCCATCTTCTGTGAGCACGGACTCACCACCTAGTTCCAAGTGATCTCCTCTGTTTCCGTACTCATTTTGCTCAAGAGCTGAGCTGTTATTGTTCATACTAACATTTGTCGCAATACATTGTCATTCAATGCGTTTACATGGCTGTATCAGGCCGTCGTAAACGCGAATATTTTCTACTCAAAATCGCCAGAAACTTTTTAGGGTCTAAGATGCAAGTCATTTCGAGGGAGTGTTACAGTAACACATCTAAAAGCCTTTAAATAGAGTTTTGTCTCTGCATGGTTTACCATGCATTTGTGTTTATAGCCCACACGGCTCGTGTTTATAGCCCACAGGGCTTAACACATTTGGGATTCAAGCCAATCCTCCCTAAGACCCTCATAAGAGTAGTCTCGTATCAGTAGATTGTGCTTGAAAGCTAGTTCTTGCATGTTTCTCTTGAACGACTCGAACTGTGGTCGCTCAAAATGTATTGCTTCTCGTATAGCAGTTTCAACATTTATTGCTAATTGTTGCCTATTAGTTAAGGTTTTACTCTTCCTAACCCAATATAACATACCAACAATAGAATCTTTATTCAAAGGTGCTCGAACAAAATTTCCATCAGGTACAAACTTTCTACACAAAAACTCCAAATCATCTGGATTTTCATAATACTTGGGAATATCTGAACTTTTATCCGCTGTTGTTAAAAACATACCAAATAAATCTTCCAAACACGCTGCGAATACTTGCATATTCCAGTGTTCCCCAATAAATTTTTTTGATCACACTAATGTTATCATCTCCATACAACTTATCTTTACAAACGTCATCGTACTTAAATGCTAAACATTTTCGAGTCATAACCCACTCAAAACAAACTCTATGTACAAGCTCATTACAAAATGTGTTAATAATTCCAGTTAACCAATTACCAGATGCATTTTTACCATGCACCCGGTACATTTTACCAAAAATTACAATATAAAAACTAGTAAACGAATGACAAGCAAAAAGCAAGTCATACCATTTTCTAGAGTAAGGTACATATTTGTAATATGATAAGGCCTCTTTGAAAAAAGGCCATAGGAAGGTATATTTTATGGTCATATCGTACCCCTTAAAGTCAGCTGCCATATAAAAGCAGTCGCCAAAAGTCTGTAACGATTTCCAAATCATTGTCCAATCAAATCCATGAGGATTTGTTCCTATACATCCAGGGTCTATAACCCTGTGTTTCTTCAAATGACAAACAAAATGGCCAAGCTCTCGTTTAACAAATAACATGTTAACAAAAGATCCGACCATAAAGCCTCTCGTTTTTCCCAAACTAACACGTTCCAAATCACGTAGTTCATCTTTAAGACAAAATATTGTAACGTGTGCTGTTAATTTTTTCGCTGCTGAATTTTGATAAATCTCCAACAACTGCAAGTCAATATCTGGATGATACCAACGCTTATCAAGATCAATAAGTTCTTTTTTATCCTTAAAACCCTTAAGTTTAAATTCTATGCCAATAGATGTATCTCCTGGCACAGAGTCCACATTCATAGACGGATCTCCAAAAATGGCTTGCGCCGTTGTCAACGGAACACACTGAATTTTTGGAACGCCACTGGAAAAATTCCCTGTATAGCGCGAGCTTTGCTCAAACAAACACTCTTCCATCCACGAAGTCATTCTCAAAGGTTTTGATTCGGAAATTTTCGCAACAGCTTTCGCTAATGGTGAAATCACTTCATCATTCTCATTTACAAATTTCTCCATCATAGCTGGTGCTACTGGACAACTTTTATAACCAAGAATTTCTTCCTTCGCAAGAAGAAACACACTTTCCTCCAATGTTGTCTCGGTGGGAATGTTAAAACGTTTATTCAATGTTCCAACATAACAACCTTGATCAATACGAATTCCTTCATTCTCATACTTACAAAGACATTCATCAACTACGGAAGGTAGTGCAATGGAATATCCCTGTGCCTCAGCTAATTGACCAACAAAGTCCTCCTTATACAAGGGAACCATTATTGAATCATCAGCAACTCGTCCTATGTGCATATAACGTATACAAGTTGTTTGTGTCAGATCTAAATACAATCCAGCACAATACCCACTAAGTCCTCCACCGCCTACAGCAGTGGCATAATTTGGTACACTATATCTATACACACTTTCTCCATTTGGTCCTATTACATCAGCATCAAGTCCTGTTCCAAAGTTTTTAACACTTTCACAGTTTCTCACGGTTAACAATGTAGTAAAACCATGATCAATTTCTTGACCATATTTTGTTACTCTCACAACTTCACCTTCTGAAACTTTAT